GGCCGAGGTCAGGACCTCGATGCCGACGCGCATGCCGTTGCCACCGCTGTACTCCCACGCACCCCACTGGATCGCCATGTGCTACACCGCCACCTGTCCCGAGCGGTACGTCTGCCGTTGCCTCACGCGAGCACCGTCCACCATGTCGAGGAAGTCCTTGACCTTGTTGATCTTGTCGAGGTCGTCCACGTCGAAGGTGACGTAGATGTCGCCGTAACCCGATGCGCCGGTAGCAGTTCCGGCGGTCTTAGGCGGAAGCACGATGCCCGCCATAGCGTTCGTGGCCAGCGCCGCGTTGCCCTCGACACCCTTCTGGAAGCCGCGCACCGTGTTGATGCCCGCCGCCTCCATGACCTTGCTGGGGCTCTTGATCCCCAGAGCCTTCTTGACCGCCTTGGCGACGGCGTCGCCGAGACCCTCGGCCACCTTCACCATCTGCGGCTTCAACTTCTGGAGACCCTTGATCATGCCCTCGGCCGCCGCGATGCCCGCGCCGTAGAACTTCTGTGCCGCCTGGTCGCCCGCCTTCTTGCCGGAGGCGTTCAGTGCAGCCTGCAACTTGTTGACCTCCTGGACGCCGTCCTTCCCAGCAGACGCAAGGGCAACAGCGTTCTCCAGCGCCTCCGGCCCGGCCTGGTACAACTGGTCCAAGGTCGTCTTGTTGAGGCCGAGGTTCTGCAACCGCTTCATGGTCTTCTGGAACGTCTCGGCCCGCGTGACGGCGGCCGTCAACTCGTCCTTGATGAGCGCGAAGGTCGGCGCGATCGTCTCACCCTTGTCGTTGGTGAAGGAGAACGACGCTACGTCTCCGATGCGCCGGAAGGAGTCCGCGACGCCTGCCGCGTACGCCTTCGAGTCCTCGCGCAGAGTCCGCAGGCGCTCCTTCCACTTCTCCAGGGTGGCCACCAACTTGTTGGCGGCCTTCTTGAGTCCACCCAGGTTCTTCTCGACGCCCTCGCCGAGACCGAGGACGACCCACTTGCCGATCTCTGCAAAGACCTTGGAAGGGCTGGAGATCCCCAGCAACTTGGCGACCGGGCCGGGCAGCGTGTCCTTGACCCACTGGGTGATCTTGTCCTTTAGCCACCCGGCCGCGCCGGAGATACCGTTCCAGATGCCGGTCACGATGTTGCGGCCGATGGTCAGCATCTTGCCGACCGCCTCGCTGAACGGCTTGATCATGTTGCCGACGAACGTCTTGATGTTCGTCAGGATCTCCGCGCCCTTCGTCTTGACCGCGTTGAAGACTGCCGAGAACGCGCGTCCGACGATGCCTGCGATCTCGCCGATCTTGCGGAAGACGCCGAGCCACAGGCTGACGTAGCCCTTGATCAAGCCCCAGATGAAGTTCACGGCCGTCGAGAACGCCGACTTGACTGCGCCCCAGACCTTCGAGACGACCGTGGACACGGCCCGCATGTAGGTCCCGATCACCCTCCCGATGAGGCTGAAGACCCTTCCGACGAGTCCGCCGATGAAACCGAGGACGGGTCCCAGCCTCTGGATGAGCCACTGCGCGAAGGATACGATGGGAGAGATGAACTTTCCGACGATCGGGATCAGCCGGACGAGCGCGCTACCCCAGTTGGTGAAGGCCAGGATGATGGTCGCGATGATGGGTGCGAAGCGCTCGATGACCGGGCCGATCAGGTTGCTGATGAACCCGATGACCGGCGTGATCACCTGAGCGATGATCCCCACAAACTCGAAGACCTGCTTGACGATGTTGCCGATGACGGCTCCGATGCCCTTCAGCAGCGGAGCGAGCGCCACGAACAGCGGCTGGATCTTCGGCCCGAGGTCGGCGAATGCCTGGCCGATCATCTCGATCACTGGCCCGAGGACGTCGCGGATAACGCCGACGATGGGCATGATCGCGTCGAAGATCTGCCCGAAGACCTTCATGTAGGTCGTGAGAGTGTTGGGGTCGAACAACTTCCCGACGACGCCACCGAGCGGGCCGAGGACCTTGCCGAAGAACTCGCCCACAGACTTCAAGGCGTTGATGGAGTCCGTGGCCCACTGGGCGATGCCGTTCTTGACGCTCGCCTTGGAGGTCAAGGTCTTCAGCGCACCGGCCGAGTCGGCCAGGGTCTTCAGCAGGCCAGCGCCAGGACCGGCTGCGGCTCCGAAGACGTTGGCCAGGACACCGCCGAGGTTCCTGGCAAGCGCCCACAGGTCCTTGAAGATCGCGAGCCCGCGCTCCACGATCGCGTTGAGCCGTCCCGACGTCGTGATGCCCACGGCCCACCCCTGGAACCGCTGGGCGATGCCGCCGATGGACTTCGCGAGCCCGAGCGCGGACGGCTGCAGGCCACGGAACAGCGTCAGCAGGCCGTCAAGGATCGGCACGGCGGCCTTCCGCAACTGGCCGAAGATCGCGTTGTTACCCTTCAAGATCTGGCCGAACTTGGTGACGAAGCCGGTGCTCGTCGCGAACCCCGCGAGGTCCTTCAGCAGCAGGTTGATCTGCGTCCCAGTCCCCGAAAGCCCCTTCTGCAAGACGGGAAACAGCGTCTCGCCGAGACTCTTGATCGGCCCAGCCAGTCCGGCGAAGACGTTGTTCTGGATCGCCTTCTGGACGCCGCCCCACTCCTTCGAAAGCCCCTGAGCCGCTTTGGCAGCCTCACGGGCGACCGGCGACAGCGCCTTCAGCGCCTTCTCATCCCCGCCAACGGCCTTGCCGAAGTTGGCGAAGGCGATCTTGCCGACCACGGCCGCCTGGATGATCGCGCCGAGGCCCGCCGCCAACGGGAGGGCAGCAGCAGTCGCCTGGGCAAGAGCCCCAACGAGTGCTGTCGCCGCTCCCGTCAGCGCCGAGAGCAGGGACGTGATGAGCGGGATGACCGCCACGATCGCCCCGCCGATGAGCACGATCTTCGAGGGGATCTTGCCCACGATGTCACCGACGTCGAGGAACAAGTCGTTGAGCGCGTTGGGAAAGCCCTTGAACTGCTTCCGCATGGAGGCCAGCAGCCGCGAGCCGATACGCTCGCCGATGCGGTCGCCGAGGGTCGAAGAGTCGTTGTCTACGTTGGTAGACTTGACCGTGCGACGGACCTCAGCGGCGAAGCCGTCCCCATCGACATGGAGATCGACGTACGCGTCGGCGATGCTCATCAGGCACCCCCTCGCAGAGCAGCCGCGAGACCGCCGAGGGCGGCCGTCTCGCGCTCAGGAGCCCACGGCGACGCGGTCTCAGCGATCTTGCTCCTGATGCCAGGGATGGGAAGGTTCAGCCGCGCCTCGAAGCGGTTGAGGTCCTTCTCGTCGCTGAACGACGAGACGGCGAAGGCGTAGATCAGGTTCAGGAACCGATCGAACGGCAGTTCCATCGGGTCCACTCCCTTCGCCGCCATGTCTCCGTCCAGCCTGTCCCAGTTGGTTTCTGCGATGCCGATGAGGCGCATCGCTACGTAGTAGGGCGTGCTCCCACGGCCTCGACCAGACCGACGACGATCTCCTCCAGGGAGTCCACGTCGAAGTCGTCGTCCGGGTCCTTCAGCCGGTTGGTGATGCGGTCCTGGTCCTCCGTCGAGAGGCCCTTGTCGAGCCACTCGAAGGCAGCCCTGGTGGCCATGAGGCCGTTCTCCGCCTGCTCCATCATCGGCAGCACCATCGCGGCCTGCTTCGGCGCGGTAAAGGCGTAGACGTGGTCGTCACCCTCGATCTCGAAGGTGATCGGCTCCTGGCGGCGCTTGGCCACCTTGAACGTGAGGTCGGTCATGAGGTCTCCTTGGTAGTGGTCGAGTCGTTGCCCATGTCTGCCGGAGTCGGCTGGGCGTTGGCCGTCTGAGTGGCCAACTTCTCCTGTGCTGCAGCGGCGATCCGCGCCGCCCTTCCCTTACCGCAGTTGCATCCCACCGCACTGCTCCCTTCCGATTGCCGTCATCCTACCATGCAGCGTCACAGAAAGTCTGCTTCCGTGACCGAGTCGATCGCGCGTTCGAGGTAGTGAACCGCCGGGACGCCCGAGGTCGAGAACACCTTGACCCAGCGACCCGACCGAGACTTGAAGTGCAGCATGGGAGCCCGGCGCGCGAAGATCGGGCCGACGCCGCTCTCCTGGTAGATCGCGTAGGCCAGCGGCGAGCCGATCTTGTAGACGATCGAGTCCTTGCCCTGGACGGCCAGAGTCGCCGTGATCGAGCCGCGCAGCGCACCCGTGTTGACCGGCGCGTTCTCCTTGGCCCGGTCGCGGATCCGGCCAGCAGCGCGCTCGGCGGCCCGGCCGATCTCGCCGGTCGGCAGGAACATCGCCCGAAGTTCCGTGTCGTTGATGCGAACCCTCACGACGGCCCGCCCGGTGACTCGCAGCCGACGCACGGCGTCTTCAGGAAGGTGAAGGTCCACTCCCAACCGCCACAGTTGCCCTGCGGCCCAAGGGGTACACCGCGCGAGACCGTGGCACCGACGTCCTGCAGCGCGGCCATGAGTGCATCAGCGTCAACGAGCATGCTGGTCGCATCAGCCTCCATCTCAGCCGCGCTCGGCGGGACACCGTCGTCGTCCACGATCGCCCAGCAGCGCACAAGGCCAAGAGCCGCTTGGATCTTCAGGTACGTGACGCAGGGCACACCGGCCGCGTTGGTGGTCGCGATCGGCGTGATGTCGATGACGCGCACCCACAGTTGGCCGTCGCAGCAGTTGTCCCAGGCAATCGAGGCACCCGGCAGGATGCCGGTCTGCCCGACCGGCTCTGAGCACTCGTCGAGTCGTGCTTCTGCCGCATCGAGAACGGCCTGCAGGGCGGCCTTGATCACGTCCACGTCGTACGCCCCACCGGCCGGAGGTCAGGGCTCGCGACCGAGAAGCCGATGTCCGCCTTGGTGACTGACGTGACCCAAGAGTCCACGATCCAGATTCCGGTGCGACCCTTCTCGATGTCGTCGTAGGTGTCCAGGGCAGCCGAGATCGTGACGCCCTGGCGAGCGATGTTGGTCCAGCGCTTCGGCAGTTCGCAACCCGATGCGCCGCATGCGGCCTTCTGGAGTTCGAGGGCCAACTTGCCCGCCGCGACCTGGCCGCCGATCGGCACGGGGGAGCCGTAAGTGGCTGTGACAGACCACGTTCCGGGCTCTCCGGCCGGGAGTCCGAGGTCCTGGCAGTAGGGCCACTGGCCACCGTCCTGCCGCACCAGGAGCCAGCCGTCGTCCAGCCGGTAGGCGTCCGGGTCCAGGATCTCTCCGTCGATCTCGATCTCCGTGATGGAGGTCGCACGCTTGTCGAGCCGGAGGATCGAGCCGGTCGTGCAGCCGCAGGCGTCACGGCAGGTGCCGCATGCGACCGTGCCGATGATCCACCGGCCGCCGCCAAAGGGCACGTCGATCTTCGTGCCGCCGAGGCAGTCCTGGCGGCACGGCCGGAAGGTGACAGGGCACTCGCCGAACTGCTTGCCGGTCCAGCGCCAGAGGAACTCGATCGCCATGTCCTCGAAGGTGGTCATGTCGTCCGGCAGCGACTCCTCGTCGCAAGCCGCGTACGAGACCGGCCAGTCGCAGTCCATGTCTTCCCTTCCCTCTGATCAGAACAGCGGTCCCAGGTCCCAGACCTGGGACCGCTGTCCTTCCGATCCGCTTCGCTCCGAAGGGAACGTTCGTCAGCCCATCGAGCCCATCGTCGAGCAGCCGCACGCGGCCGGGGGCGGGGCCATGCCGGTCTCGATGATGAGCAGCGGCTGGTCCGGCTCCAGCGGAGTCGGGAGCGGAGCCGGAGCATCGGTCTCGTCCAGGACCACGTCGTACGGGCCGACGCCCCAGGCGTGGCCGGACACCGTGTAGGCACCCTGGACCGAGAACGTCACCGCGTCCTCCCCGGTGACCTCGATGTCCCCCAGGACGCCCGCGTTGACGAAGGGCAGCAGGAGGTAGCCGCTGGCCTCCTCGGCACCGGCCTCGCACGCCTGCCCGGCCAGGCCGGTCCAGAGTTCGAGCGCGAACTTGTCGTCCACGACGCCCTCGTAGGCGACCGCGCCGATGACGTCGGTGCCGTCCAGGTAGGGGTCCATGTTGGTCATGAAGGACAGGAGGTACGGGTCCACCCCGCAGAACTCCATCTCCAGCGTGAACCGCTTGAACGAGTCGGGGGCCTTCTGCGAGATGCAGACTGCGCCGGACGCGTTCTTCTGCGTGATCTCGGTGCCCTCCTCGGTCTCCGAGGACAGCGTGAGAGTGATGAAGCCGTCGCTGACGACCTCGATGCACTCGGTGGTGTCGCCGACCGCCACCGGCACGCCGCAGGCGTCGAGCCTGGTCAGCCGGACACGCTTGCCGAAGACCGGCTTGAAGCAGGTCGTTGCCATTGCTGGATCCTTTCCCTTACGGTGTGTCGATGGTGATGGAGGCGATGGGACAGGGGTCCCAGCCGATCGTGTACGCCCGCTGCGCGAGGGAGTAGGCGTCGTTGGTCTTGGGGTCGATGAGGTTCACGGTCTGCACCGCGCCCCGGTAGCCGAAGACCGGCGGAGACACCATGATCTTCAACGGATCGTCCGAGCCGTACCCTCCACCGGCCGCGACCGGCGTCCCGAGCAGAGTGAGCAGCCGCGAGCCGGACGGAGTCACCTTGTCACCGCCGAGAAGCGATGCAGCCCTACGGCTCATGTGGATCGTCCCACGCGAGCCGTAGGTGTCAGCCATGTACTGCTCCGCTTGGGCAAGAGCGTCATGGAGATCCGTGGCCGTGAGGTCGTCGATGTCGGGGACCGGCGTGGCGACCAGCGCGCTCCAGATCTGGCCCTCGACCGAGACTTCCTCGGTTGCAAGGAGACGGGCGACTGCCTGCTCCTCGGTGCGCAGGTCGGCCCGGCCGCCGGGGAGGCCGGAGCGCTGGCCGGAGACGACGAGGAAGCCTGCCGCCTCGCCGCGAAGGCATGTGGTGTATGAGTTGCTGGGCGGGTCCTCGCAGTCGGGCTCCAGGACGTAGGCGGGGTCGCACGAGATCGCTTCCCACTCAACGCCGTTCTCCCACCGCTCCATGACCGTGGGCGGCCGGAAGGAGAAGGTCGAGAACAGCCCGAAGGGCAGTGCCTCCCTCGGCGGGCCGTCAACCGCCTGAGGCGGTGCGTAGGTTGCCATGTCTACCTTCCGGTTCGGGCTGGGGTGGCGACTGAGTCAGCCGCCACCCCAGCCGGTGTGGGTCAGGCGGCGGGGGTGTAGGTGCCGTTCGCCGCGATCTCCGAACCGATGTGCGTGTTGCCGGTCGCCTCGACGGCGACGGTCACGACGCGCGAGTCGGCGATGCGCTTGAGGACGAGGTACGGGTCCTCGGTGAACAGCGCGGTGTAGTCGTTGGTCCCAAGCAGCGTGGAGTCGTAGATGTTCTCCAGCGTGATCGAGTCCGTGACGCCCTTGACCCAGGTGCCCGCCGGGTACAGCAGGAACTTGACCGAGGTCGGCGGGGCGACGAACGACGCCTTGGCCGTGGCCGCGATGTCCTGCCAGTCCACGACGTACTGGACGTTGACGTTGCGGTCGGCGAAGAAGCCCGCGATGCGAGCGTCGGAGACCGACAGCAGGTCCACGCCGAGACGGCGCGCGAGGTCGGCGCGGATGACGGCCTTGCTCCACGTCGGGAGCACGACCTCCAGGACCGCGTCGTCCCGCATGCGGTTCGACGCCCGCAGGTGCATGGCCTGCATGTCGATCGCGGTCAGGAGCGGCGCGGTCGCACCGGCCTGCGGGGTGCCTCCCCAGGTGATCGCGGTCGAACCGGCGACGACGTCGTTGATGACCAACGCCGACACGCGGTGCATGTGCGCGTTGAGAACCGCGCCGATGGTGACCTCGATCGCCTCGGGGTAGCCGCGCTGCTGCAGCATGCCCGCCGTGACGCACACGCCGCAGTAGCCGAGCCGGACGTCGGTGAAGTCGAAGCACTCGACGTGGAAGCAGGGCTTCGAGCCCGCACCCTCGCCGTCGTAGTCGCCCGCGATGTCCTCGGCCTCGGTGTAGCAGAAGCCGGTGTCGGTGAAGATGGACGCGTAGTCCGGCCCGAGCGCGTGACGGACGCCGCCACGGTTGACCTGGATCTCCGGCAGCGAGAGCAGGTTCGCGGCCTCGGAGATGTCGATCAGGTCGTAGAGCGTCTCGGACGGGCTGCACCAGCCGCCGGAGGCGACGAGAGACTGGCCCTGGAGACGGCTCTGGTCGATCGCCGCGTCGATCGCGGTGCGCGGGTCCTCGGACTGGACGATCATGTCCTCGGGGAACTCGCGGACCAGGCGCGCGATCGCGAAGCGCTCCGACTGCCGGACGCCGCGCTGAGCCGCGAGCGAGTAGGCCGCCGGGTTGAAGCCCGCGAGACGGCTGTTGATCGCCTTGGCCATGTCGAGCGTGGTGAGCGGCTTGCCGACGTCGAAGCCGGTGGCTCCCTGCGCCGCGAAGCCGATGGTCTTGGGAGCCTTGGGCTCCTGGGTCTCGGACACGGGGGTCACGTCCTTCTTCGCCAGGCTGGCGACGTCGATGTTGATCGGGGGGCGGCGACGACGCCGGACGGGACGGGAGGCGGCAGCGACGACGGCCTCGGCCGCGTCGTCCTCCTTCTCCTTGTCCTCCTCGGGGTCCTCGGGGTCCGGCTCGGCCTCGGCCTCGCCGGTGTCGGCCGGGGTCGGCATGACGCGCTGCGCCAGGGCCGCCACGGACTCCTTGCGCGCCAGGGCAGCGGCCTCGCGGGTGGAGACCTCGGCCTTCAGCGCCTCGATGCCCTCGGCGAGGACGTTGAGCGCCTGCAGGCCCTCGTCGGTCGGAGCCTCGCCCTCGGAAGGGATGAGGGTCTTGAAGACCTCGACGGCCTGGTCGTGCAGCGCGGTGAGGTCCTGGTCGCTGAGCGTCGCCAGGTCCTCGGGGATCACGATCTGATTCTTCTTGCCGGACATCAGACTTCCTCCTTGGAAGTGGTCTGCCCGGCCCATGCGCCAGCGGCGTTCACTGCGATCGTATCATGAAGTTGTTGGAAACGCAAGGATCTGCGTCGGTGCGTCAGAGCGTGATGACGATCTCGCCGTGGAAGGGCGGCTCGGTGAGAGCGCGCGGGTCGGCCAGTTCGATGTCGTACAACGACAGCATGTTCCTGGCCTCGTCCATGACCTTGTCAAACGCCTTCTGTACCTTGGGGTCCTGGATGTCCACACTCTGCATGGCTGCCCACGCTTCCTGGATCATCTCGGTGTCACGCTCGACCGGGAAGTCGTACTTGAGACCGTCCGCCAGGCCGCCCACGGCACCGATGATGCGGTAGAGCGTGAAGCGCTCGTCCCGGCTCATGTCGATCTTGTCCACCAAGCGATCCAGCGCCTTCACGGCCTTGGACGCGCTGGCAGCAGCCTCCTTCTCCTGCGGAGTTGCAGGCCGCTCTCCCCCCTTCGGCCCGTCGTCGTCCGGGGCGGGCTCGCCATGCCCCAGCGGAAGGATGTCGCCGTTCGAAGGTGCTTCTGGCGCATCGGAGTTGGGCGCGTCGGCCGAGCGCTGATCGGGGCCAACGCTCTTGACAGCCAGCACCGAGTCGCCACCCGCCAGGACGTCCTGCTCCGTGATCGGGGTGCCAAGAGGGAGATCGTCTTCAGCCGCAGACGGTCCCTCCTTCGAGACCTCCCACTCCCCCAAGGCGGTCTTGGTGAACTCGTAGCCGGAGTCGTCGGAGACCACGGAGCCGACAGGAAGGGTGTGAAGGACTTCCGCCTCCGGCCAGTCGTTCTCGTTGTCGCTCTCGGGGATGGTGCCGTCCGGGTTGACACCCTCGAAGTCGATGGAGCCCTTGGGCACGTCGGGGACGTCGGCATCCGGGACGTCGGGGGTCGCCGGAGAGTCGCTGAGGCCCAAGGCGTCCTTCAACTCCTGGGGAGACAACTCGTTGGCCTCCGCCATGTCGAAGACGCGGTCCAGGTCCTTCCAGCCGGACGACTCGCCGCCGATCCAGAGGTCAAGGGCCTCATCGAGAACCTGTGCTGGGGAGAGGTCGGCGTCCTTGGCGAAGTCGATGATGTCGCCCGAGACGTTCTCGATGTCGATCGGACCCTCGGAGTCCTGAGAGATCGCCTCCCGAGCCGCCTCTCGGGCATCCGGCGTTCCGGGGTTCCTGTTGTCCTGCACGGTCTTTGCGACGTTGGCGATCGCTTCCTCGGGCGTACTGCCCGCCGCGATGTCGGCGTCGTACTGCTCCCGCAGGGTGTCGGGGTTGACGTCCTCCTCGGGGTCAGCGTTCTGGAGGTACGAGTCCTCGAAGCCCTTCCAGATCGCCTCCTTGCCGGAGTCGTCGTCGCCGGGTGCCGGGGTGTCCACGTCGCCGATCTCGGGCTCGTCGGCACCGATGTCGCCGGTCGGGTCGTCGCCGCCGATGCCCTCGTCGCCCAGGAGCGAGAGGTCGCTGTCCTTGACGAGATCCACGGAGTCGCGAGCCTCGGTGAGCCGCTCACCCAGGTTCGTCATCTCGTCCTCGCTCAGGCCGTCGCCGTTGTCGGCGAGGTCCTGCAGTTGCGCCTCAACGAGACTCAGGTGCTCGCTGGCCTCCTCGGCAGCCGCTCGCGCGCCGTCACCGTCAGCCGCCTCGATCGCAGCGGTGATGCGGCTGCTGGCCTCCTGCGCCTTGTCCATCGCCTCGCCGATGTCGGGCGCGCGGTCCTCGCCGATCACGCCACGGTCGGCGAGGTCCATCAGCGTGTCCATCAGCGCCGTCAGGCTGACGTCGGGCATGTCCACCCAGCGACCGCTGATCTCCCCGTTGCCCTTCGGGACGCGCCACTGGTCCTTGTTGTAGCCGAAGACCATCGCCTTGACGCGCTCGATCGCGAGCGTCGTGCGACGCTCCGTCGTGTTCATCCCACCTGCGACCAGGCTCATGACTTCTCCAGACGCCACAAGGGCTTGCGGACGAGGCACCGGGAAGCCCGGCACGTTGACAGAGAGCAGCCCGACGAGTTCGAGGCCGGAGCCGATGCGCCGCCAGTCGCCAGAGACCGGGGCGGCCCGGAGGGCGTCGATGTCCGCCTTCGGATGCGCCACACCGGAAACCCAGATGCCGTGCTGGTCCTCGCCAGCGCGGACGTACGCGCCAACAGCGCCCGTGTGCTCGTAGTGGTACACGGTGTCGTTCGCCGAAAGGCGCTGTCCTGCATGGAGAGTGTTCATCGTGAGGCGACCGACGGCGACGCGGCGGCCGTCGTCGGTTGTGACCTCGTGCGTGTTGAAGTACGCGTAGTTGCTGGGGCTGTTGGGGGGCTGCGTGCAGCCCTTGAAGCCGATGTGGCAGGTGCCCCACAGGGCGATGTGGCCGTAGACGTGCCCGTCGTCGTCCACCGTCAGCGGCGTTGGCGCGGACAGGCCGGGGTTGTCGAAGAACGAGCGCGGGTACGCAGCAGCCGTGAGGCTGAACGGCTCGGTGTCCGCGCCGCTCACCTTCGCCTTGGCCTTCTTCGCCTCCCACTCGGCCACGGCGGCGCACGCCTCGGCGCGGCTCTTGGCGTTGACCTGCTGGGCACCGGGGAAGTTGACGTCGCCGGAGGCGCACATCTTCTTGACCACGTTGACAGCCACGGCGATCGCGTGGCTCTCGTCCATGCCCTTCGCCTTCAGGTGCGTGGCGATCCGCTTGACGTACTTGGGGAGACCGCCCGCGTCCTCGACCCAGTTGAAGGTCGCCGTCTCCGCGCTGTCGGCGACGGCCAGTGAGACTGCCTCAGCCACATCGGCTTCCGGCGTCTCCTGGGTGGGGTCGGTCGGCTCGTCGGCCAGCGTCGAGACGTCGATGCTGGACAGCCGGGCGTCCGCGAACGCAGGGATCGCAACGAGAGTCGCGCCTCGGACGCGGCCCTGGGTGATGGTGAGGTCCTGGCCGTCCTCGCTCTCGGTGAGCAGGATGTCGTCGAGGTCCATCGAGACTCCGGGCGTCAGGCCCTTCGTGACGTGGCGCTGAGCCTCGCGACCGTGCTCGCTGTCCATGTCGAAGTCGCCGAAGCCGATGAGCCGACCGTCCTTGTCCCGGCTGATGCCGAGGATGCGACCGACCACCTTGGCCCCGTCGTGGGCACCGTAGTCCTCGGGAGCCCACCGCAGCGGGAGCGGGAACTCGCCCCAGGTGAGCGCGTTCAGTTCGATCGTACGACCGTCGCCGGTCTTCTGACCTTCGAGGCCGATCGGCCCCCACCAGGTTGCGTCCACGGAGGTCATCCTACCCCCTCGGTCTCAGAAAGGCTAGCAACGAGACCGGCGATTTCGTCCTCGGTCTCGGGGTCGAGCGGCATCTCAGCGCCGATCAGTTCGAGCGCGTCCGGCGAGGAACCGATCTGCCACACGGAGTCCTCGGAGACGGCGATCAGGCTCTCGCCGTCTGCGGATGCCTCGGCGACCGGGATGAACAGCCAGATCTTCTGGCCAGGGTTGACGATCGGGTCGTCGGTGACGGGGCCGCCGTAGAACTCCTCAGCCCGCTTCCGGGCCTCCATGTAGTCGATCACTTCTTGCCTCCCTTCAGCGCGGCGAGCGTGTTGACCTCGGGGTGCAGGATCTCGTACGAGTCCGCGATCGTCTTGAGCCGCTTGCGGATCTCGTCGGCCTGGGCAGCCAGCGCCTCGTACTCGCTGTTGTACTGACCGGACCTTGCCAAGACGCCCATGCGCTCTCGGAGTTCCGCGTACTTCTCGGCCAGCACGCGCTCCTCGGCCGACATCTCCTTCACCGAGGGCTCGATCAGAACCTCGATGTCCTCCAACAGCCGGAGGTTGTCGAGCCGCGCCGTCTTCACGCCGTCCCACTCCATGTCGAACCAGTAGGACGAGTCCGGCGGGACGATCTTGCCCGTCTGCGCGTCGTAGAACACGACCTCACCGTCCTCGTGGACCTCCCAGTTCCAGATGTGCCCGAAGGAGCGTCCCTTCCAGCCGCAGCGGATCGTCCCGCGCGAGCCGGGAGGGTAGTGGTCGGCGACGTGCTTGTAGACCGTCTTCGAGCGGTTCTTCTTCTGCAACCCCTTGAGCCCCTCGACAGTCTTGAACTCGGGGTTGCGGTACCAGAGGCGCTGCGAGTACTCTGCGTTGCGTCCCTTGGCAGCCTGCTTGGGCTCCGCGTCGATGCCGCGCCGCCGGAGTTCGTAGGCGTTGCTGGCCAGCACGCAGTTGTTGCCGAGGGCACGGATCGAGTAGAACTTTCCGATGTCCTTGATGACAGCCTGCGGCGTCCGGCGCTCCTCGGGGACGGTCCCGTAGCGCTCGTAGAGGGGCGACTCGGCGTCCGGGAGGATCTTGTCTCCCAAGGCGTTGATCGCCTCGTGCCACTCGGGCGTGTCCACGATGCCGTAGGCCCTGCTGATCGCCGCTGTCGGCGCGGCGTCCGGCTCACTCGCGACCAGTGCGGCCTCGATGTCCTTCTGCTGCATGCTCTTGAAGCGCCGGGCCATCTGCGGGTCGTTGGGGTAGGCCGTAGGAACGTTGGCCTCCATGTCCTTCAGGAGCCGGTGCAGGTCGGCCTGGGTCTCCAAGCCCTGTGCCTGGTACGACGCCCACTCATTGAAGCGCTTGATCTTTACTTGATTTGCATAGGAAGTCGCGCCCATGCCGAATCCGCTGATCCAGTTGGCGTCAGCCTTCGTCGCGACGACCGGCGTCGTGCGACCCTGCCAGAGCACCTGCTCGAACGCCGTCCGCACGGTGGTCGGGTCGCCGTTCTCCACGCCCCACTTGGCGATGTCGAGCAGTTCGCCGATCCTCGGTTCTCCAGCAGCCCGAGCCAGATCGGCAGCCTTCTGGAGCGTTGTCTCCATCGAAACCGCACCCTGCGGGTTGCCATTCCGCATGCTCTGGAACAGTTCTGCGAGAGCGATGTACTCCGAAGA